CGTGGTAACGTAAAGAGCCGTAAGGTTCGTGCTGCTTTTGCAAAGGGTGCGGACAATGCACAGGGTGCAAGTAATCGAGCAATGGATAAGGCTCTTGGTAGTAAGGGCAATCGCCCAGAAATCGACTCAACTATCAACAATATCGACAAGTCGATCGCAGCAGACGACAGACGAGACGATCGAAATCGAAATGCTCGTAAGGAAGAAGTCGAGTTTACTGATGAGACATACGTTGCTGGCGAAAAGTATGACAAGAACAAGCACATTATCCAGACAAGGACTCACCCACACACTGGTAAGCCAGTCAATGTTCTGGTAAGTAACGAGAAGGGCAACCAAGGCAAGATAGTTGGCAAGTTCATGAAGGTCGCAGAAGGTAAGTTGGTTGACCGTGTTATGAAGAAGCGTAAAGAAATGAAAAACAAGGGAACTATTCCCGGATCGGATGGTTATTGAAATGGATATGAAGAATTTCTTCGGATGGGTTCAAGGAATTAGGACAAATGGGGCCGGCAAGGACAACTATCAGGCTGCTCAGAATATGAATGGCGAAATGTCAGACAAAGGCTGGCGACCTGAGGCTAAAAGCGTAGCAGATGTCTATCTAAAGATGCAAGGTTTAGACAAACCAGTTGACAAATCCCCAGAATAAGGTATAATGTTTATATGATGTATCAAGGAAATTTTACGCACGATCTAGTTGAAGATATTGAAAAACTAGAATCAGTGCAGGATGATAGTGGTCGTTTCTACAATACGCCTTATGGCAAAATGGCAAGTGTTACGACCGTCACAGGATGGGAAAAGCAAAAGTTCTTCGCAAAGTGGAGGAAAGAAAACCCCAAAGAGTCTAGACGAGTCTGCTCTAGGGGCAACTACCTCCACAATGCGATTGAACAGTATCTACTGAACAATGAAGTAACTGAAGATCAACTCCCTGGCGGGAGCAAGTATCTCTTTGCACAGATGAAGGAAAGTCTAGACAAGATTGATAACATCCGTGCATTGGAGGCTTCTCTATGGAGTAAGTCTACTACTTTGGCTGGTAGAGTTGATTGTGTTGGTGAGTATGATGGTGAACTCTCTATCATCGACTTCAAAGGTGCGACTAGAAAGAAGAGAATTCGTGACATCGACAACTACTTCATGCAGGCTACTGCATATGCGATTGCATGGCAAGAACGAGTAGAACAACCCGTAAATCAAATTGTAATTCTTATTGCGGCTGAAGATGGTGCAAATCAGGTTTTCAAATCTACACCACAACTACATACAAAGTCTCTTCTAGAAGCAATAAAGAAGTATAATGAACACTTCGCTCAACAACAGGGTCAACTATGGTAGGATTCACTTCATTTCTCACTGAAGGTAAGAACACACACCTTACCCATGCAGCCGATTTAGTCTTTGAAGGTTATGTAAGGACTAATATGGCTGTAGATTTCATTGAGAGCGTAGCAAAGATGCTTGAAGGTAACTCCAAGTCTAAACTCAACGTCACACGCAAATGGGACGGTGCGCCTGCTCTATTCGTTGGTATCAATCCCGAGAATGATAAGTTCTTCGTAGGAACCAAGAGTGTCTTCAACAAAGGCACAGCCAAAATCAACTACACCAACGCAGACATCACTCGTAACCACGGAGGTGGTCTTGCTGATAAACTCAAGGTTGCTCTCAAGGAACTCAAGAGCGTTGTGGTGGGTGGTATCTATCAGGGTGACATGCTCTACACCAAGAGCGATCTAGAGAAGAAAGAGATCAACGGAGAGTCATTCATCACGTTCACCCCCAACACAATCACCTATGCTATCCCATCCGACTCTGACATGGCGAAGAAAATAGCCAAGTCTTCTATGGGTATTGCCTTTCATACCAAATACACCGGTGATGATATGGAAAGCATGAAGGCGTCTTTCAATGTGACTAAAAATAGTTTTAAAACCAATAGTAAAGTTCTCGTCGAGGATGCCACATATTTTGATCAGAGCGGTCGAGTTACGTTTACCGATGCTGAGATGAAGAGTGTAACAAAAGAGGTAGCAAAGGCCCGTCAACTCACAGACGCCAACAAACGTGGACTCGACTGGCTCGCCGGCGAGAACAAGATCGTTGCTCTTCTTAACATCTATGCCAACTCTACGGTAAAGGCTGGTGATCTCACCTTGCGTTACACAGACTTTGTTGGGATGATTCAAGAACGATACGAAGAAGATGCCGCCAAACTAAAGAAAGAAGCAAACCAGAAAAATAAAATAGCACAGGGCAAGCAACTGATCTCCATCATCCAACGCAACAAGAAAAGTATGGATGGGATATTCAAACTACACTCAGTGTTAAACAAAGCAACTCTACTATTGATTGATAAACTAGAGGGTATCAAGAGTTATAAAACATTCCTGAAACGTGATGATGGTTTTGAAGTCACTGGTGAAGAAGGATTTGTAGCGAGTGATCATTTAGGAAATATAATTAAACTAGTCGATCGTCTTCAATTCTCTAGAGCGAATATGACGATTGCCAAAAACTGGATAAAGGGTTGAAATGTATAATAAAGAAGATGCTAAGTTTGTGAACACCACAACGTGGGTCCTACTCAACCACGATACACATGGAGTAGCACATAGAAAATCATTCCTCAGTCAACACGGAGGCTCTTTCGTAAAGGTTCACCAAGGCTATGCTTGGCGTGATATTCCTGAAGAAAGTGATGTTGCTGCCGAACCAAAGACAATCTATGTCATAGTTGATCCAGAAGGTAAAGAAATAATTCCTGACAATTTTCAGGGGTTTTGTAGAGAAAATAACCTAAATAAGAGTGCGTTGTATGGCGTTGCAAATGGTCTTAGGGCGCACCATAAGAAGTATACTTGTTATAGAAAGGAAGTATAATATGGAAGCATTACAGTCAGCATTAGGTACGGTCTTTTATAGTATCGTGCTATTTGTCGCAGGCGCACTAGTAGGTGTTCCAGCATGGGCATGGGTAAGAAAGTTCTTTCCTTGGAACAAAGATTGATTTATCTGTATTTCGCGGAGGTTACTCTTAACATAAGCAAAGAGTCTAATATAGAAATACAGATATCATAGGAGGGGGGCAACCCCTCCTATCTTTTTATACATACAATATGACAAAAGCAGCATTCACATTCGGACGTATGAACCCACCCCACATCGGTCATGAACTGGTAGTGGACGCTGTTCGTAAGGCAGGAGGAAGAAACTCCTTTCTCTTCACTTCACATTCAAACGATACAAAGAAGAATCCCCTAAACTACCGAAAGAAGATTACATATCTTCATAAGATGTTTGGTAAGAAAATCAAGATTGTAGATGATCTTAGTATTCGTGACGTTCATGGCGCACTCGAATACCTTAGCGATAATGGATTCACAGAACTACGCATGGTAGTAGGATCTGATCAGGTAGAAGGATTCAAAAAGGCCATTCTTCCATATGTCGATGACTATGGTATTACATTCTTTGAGGTTGTGTCTGCTGGAACAAGAGATCCTGATGGTGAAGGTGTCTCTGGGATGTCAGCGTCTAAACTAAGAAATATTGTGGCTGCTGGTGACTATGATGCCTTCCAACTAGGAATGCCAAGTTCAATAGCACGCAATGATCAAAAGAAACTATACAATGATCTTCGTAAAGGCATGGGTCTAAACGAAAATACAGAAACCTATTGGTTTGATCACGATGAATTTGTTGTGTTTGGAAAGATGTATAATTTATCTGAAGATAAAGACATACTAAAACACGTTACAGATTTTATCAGTTGATTAAAAAACCACCCATAAGGGTGGTTTTTTTGTTTCATTGTCTTGATGTTAATTTATCTAACTGAATTCGTATCCAAGAAAGATCTGTCTTGATTCCTGCCAGATCTGTTGCTATATTCAGTCTCATACCATCAGCCTCATCCATTCGGCTTTCAATTTGAATCATATTAGTTTCTATTGTTGATATGCGAATAGAATAATTAGCATCTTTGACTGCTACTGTCCATACTAATGTTGCGAATGTAATTAACCATGCTGTTAATGAGCCAATTAAGGCGAAACTACTTTTCTTATCTGAACTCATCATTTTTTTCACTCCAAATTGTGTAAGTATATATTATTATAATAGTTTAGCGGTAGGTAAATACCCCACTGTTATTATCCCTAATGCATACTATTTATATAATTTGGAAAATGTGTAGTATATACATACTAAGGTTATTTAAAGGAACGATCTCATGAGATACAAAGAACTATTAAGCCTTCTGGAGAGTGAATACGACGTACAGGTCGGAGGTGCATCTGGTGTACTTCGATCGGCTCAAAGTGATTTTGGCACATTCCGTGTCGAGAATGCTGCCATGATTACACGAATAAATGCCTTCATTCATAATTATCTAAAGGAAGCATGTCTTGAACCAAAGCAAAACGTTTTCGGTCTTCGACAGAAGTTAAACCAATTTGGAATTGACTTTGAGTTTTCAAATAAAAACAATGTCACCGAAGG